TACCTCAAGCTCGACGCCGAGGGCCGGCTGCCACGTGACCCGAACGGCGAGTTCTGGGTGCCCATCGTTGCGTTCGCCGGGAACGATGCTGAGCGTGTGCTCCGCGTGATCACTTCCCAGGAGGGGCGCAAGCTCTCCCCTCTGGAGCTCGCACACGGCTACACGCGGCTCATTGCGTTCGGGTGGACCGTCGAACAGATCGCCCAGAAGATGGGGCGCACCCGGCAGCACGTCGACCAGGTGTTGGTCGTAGGCAACGCGAATACCGATGTGCAGCAGTTGATCAGCTCCGGCGCAGTCGCAGCGACGACCGCGGCGAAGGTCGTCAGGAAGCACGGCGAGAAGGCCGGCCAAGTGCTAGGCCAGCAGCTCGCGAAGGTGATCGCGGCGGGAGGGACAAAGGTCACCCCCAAGGCAGTAGCCGAGCCAGTCGTACCGCGCGCCATTCTCGAAGAGTTGCTGAAGCTCAATCGGGAGATCGTCACGGCGTTCCCGACAGCCCTTCGCGCCGGCCTGGCTGAGGGGCCGGAAGCGATCACCATAACCACCAGGGCTTCCCACATCGAGCGAATGATTGAACTTGTCGCGAGCGCCGAAGAGGCCCTCGCGAAAGCATAGGCGGGCGTAAAGCCCACGGCGAGCGCCCGCCGGTCCAACGGCGCGTACAACGGAGGACCTCACCATGTAGCCCAGCCTCAATCGGCAGATCGCCAACATGCGGTCGAGCCTGTACCCAACCGCTTTCACATAAGGCGGTGCATGTAAGTGGAGACAGGGCGCTTGGCGGCGCCCTTCTCTTTCCTGGCGGAGCCAGGGCCTATCGAAGAGTGATCTGCGCTGCTGTGGCGCATCTGTGAACCCGTAAACGGCCCATCGCGAGGGCGTGAAGGGTTGCGTAGACACGATCGAGGCATAAGCGGTGTGCACGCCGCTGTAGTAGTAGCCGTGTCGATGCTTAGCGCGCCAGCCAGAGGCTGGAGGTAGTTCAAGTAGAGCCGGCAGCGCAGATCACTCTTCGATGCGTAAGCATCAGCCCCCTCTTCGCCCGGCTCCGGCCGGGCTTTTTTCAACCTCCATTCGAGAGCACCCACCACGGCGCCCCACCGGGCACGACTGCCGTGTGCCTGGGTGCTGCCGAATGCAGGTGAACCACGGAGAGCATCCCGATGTGGACATACCGCGAGCGCCGCAACCGCGCGGCTTTCAGCAACGCCCAGCACGCCTGGGACTTCGCCAGAGACCCGCTCTGGGACCAGCCGGACCCGGAACCAGAGCACGAGGACGAAGAGCAGGAGGATGAAGATGGCCTGGGCGAATGAGCGCGCCGAGGGCGTGATCGAGGAAGCGATCGTCGCAATGCGTCGGTCGGTGATCCCGCGCCACGACCAGTTGGTATGGCGCGGCCAGATCGAGATGGCCTACACGCTGGACGCCATCGGCACCCGGCAATACGACGACATGCGCCGCCGGCTCGACGCCGCAGCGGATGCGAGACAGCAAGAACTGAGGAGCATCGACCTATGACCACCCGCCCCGTTCGCTCGATCATCGACGACCAGCTCGACGACCTAGTGATGCCGGCCGGCGCCGATATCGCCGCTGTGCTCGGCCTGCCGCGCGAGACCCTGGTGGTGAACCTGCCGCGTCGCATGGCGCTGACAATCAAGCGTGGCCGGAAGTGCCTGGGGGTGCGTCGTGGCTGAGCCAATCCAGATCATCGACGTCATTGAGCACAAGTCGGCGTACATGACCCAGATTTTCGTGGTCATCGACCGCATGCCCGAGTTCGTCTACTCCTGCGGAGAGTTCGAAAAGCTTTCGGGCTGGGGCGGGCGTGGCCGCCACCTGATCGCCAACGACAGCGGGTTCTACGACTTCCTCAAGGAGGTCCCCGGCTCCACCGATGCCTTCGCGGGGCGCAAGTTCACGATTCGGCTGGATGACGGAGGCACCCTTGAATGCCATGGGCAGGTCTGGGATGCAGCGCATCCCAACCCGCCGGAGCCAACCGTACAAGTCGGTATCAGCACAATCGAGGAGCTGCATCACTGCTACGTCTTCTCCGGCGGCCGGATATCCAAGGCAAAGCTGGAAGAGTGGCTGGCAAGCAACCGCCCCAGCAGGAACTATCGGAAGTACGACCCTGCCGAGAGTCTCGAGGCGTTGCGCACCCGGTTCTTCAGCAACACCTATGGCTTGCGCGCGGTGGGTGCCCAGCGTGCCCGCCGACTCCGTCGTCAGGGGCGCGAAATCCACTGGCTGGATGGCTTCCGCTTCTGGAGTCCAGCCTTCGAACGCAGCAAGCGCGACATGCTCGCCAGGAGGGCGCTCGATGAACGCGAAGCGTAAAGCCACCCTCCTCGGCGCCCTGGCCATGACCGCCTTCTACATCCTGCTCATCTTCGCCCCAGCCTGGGGCGGTCTGATCACCGCCGAACAACCCGCCGGTCTTCGATCGGCAGAGCGGTAACAACCTTCTCTTCACCATGCCGCGCCTGTCGCGGCGAGGTATTGCTCATGTTTGCAGAAACCCAATTGGTCGAAGTGCCGGCCAAAGAAACCGCACTACAGGTCTACTCGGCCGCCAATGGCCTTGACCCGTTCCTGGCCAAGATTCGCGAAGAGATCGACGGCTTCGTGCCAGACGTCACTACCCGCAAGGGCAGAGAGGCCATCGCCTCCATCGCCTACAAGGTAGCCCGCTCCAAGACGGCGCTGGACAACGTGGGCAAGGAACTGGTCGCCGAGCTGAAGGAAGTGCCGAAGAAGGTCGACGCCGAGCGTAAGCGCATGCGTGACCTGCTGGACTCCTGGCAGGCAGAGGTACGCCAGCCCCTAACGGATTGGGAGCAGCGCGAGGAAATGCGCAAGGCCAAACACCAGGCCGGCATCGATCAGATCAACCTGCGCCTGGAATGCCGCGACCTAGATTCGACCGAGTTGAAAGCCAACATTGAGTGGCTGGAAGACCTCTTGATTGGCGAGGACTGGGAAGAGTTCGAAACCGAGGCCGCCCGTACCAAGAACAAGGCCCTGGCCGCGCTGCGCGAAGCCCTCGTTGCACGCGAGAAGTATGAAGCCGAGCAGGCCGAACTGGAGCGACTGCGCGCCGAAGCTGCTGCTCGCGAGCAGAAAGAGCGCGAGGAGCGCATTGCCCGCGAAGCAGCCGAGGCCGAGCGCCTGGCAGCGGAACGACGCGCCCAGGAAGAACGCGAAGCCGCCGCTCGCCGCGAAACCGAGGCAAAGGCTGCCGCCGAGCGCCGGGAACTGGAACTGCGACTCGCTGCTGAGAAGGCGGGGCGCGAGAAGTTGGAAGCACAGCAACGCGCCGAGCAGGCTGAGCGTGATGCACAGCGGCGCGCCGAAGAAGCCGCTGCCGCAGAGCGCCAACGGCAGGCCGACGAGCAGGCCAGGATCGAGCGCGAGGCAGCAGCCCGAGAAGCTGACAAGGCCCACAAGAAAGCCATCAACAACGAAGCCCTGGCGGCCCTGATCGCCGGCGGCATGCCCGGGGAATGCGCCAAGCAGGCGATCACGCTGATCGCTCAGCGCAAGGTTCCTCACATCTCCATTCAATACTGAGGTCGACATGAACGAGGTAATAGGCTCCACCGCAAATCCAATCTCAGCAACCCCAGCAGTGGCCGCCAACTCCCCCATGGGAATGATGCTCGCCGCAGTGAAGCAAGGAGCCACACTGGAACAGGTCGAAAAGATGATGGACCTTCAAGAGCGCTGGGAGAAAGCCGAGGCGAAAAAGGCCTACGACGCCGCCTTCGCCAACTTCAAGGCTGAGGCGGTGATCATCATAAAGGGCCGAAAGGTCACCGATGGCCCATTGAAGAACAAGAGCTACGCCGAGTTGCATGATGTGGTGAATGCAGTCACTCCGGCGCTCTCCAAGCACGGACTTTCCTCTTCGTGGAAGCTCACTCGCGACGAGAAAGACTGGATGGAAGTTACCTGCTACCTCCGCCATGTTGGAGGCCACGAGGAAAGCGTAAGCATGGGCGGCCCGCCAGATACCGGTGGCGCGAAGAACGCCATCCAGGCCAGAGCCAGCACCAAAACCTACCTGGAGCGATACACGCTGAAGGCTATCACCGGCCTGTCCGAGCAAGGCGATGACGACGATGGCAGGCCGAAGTCACCCAAGGCGATTACTCAGGTCCAGATGCTTCGACTTCAGGCGGTCCTCTCGCAATGCAGCAAGGGCACCCAAAAGCTGTTCACCGAGTCCTGGCCGGACGCACGGTCCATGCCAGCCGAATACTTCGACGCCGAAATCGCAAAGCTTGAATCTGCGGCAGCCAAGTACAAGGCCCGCGTCGCAGAACAAGTTCAGGAGTGAATCATGCAGATATTCAAGGACCTGGAGCAGGGCTCCCAGGAGTGGCTTGACGCGCGTCTTGGAATCGCAACCTGCTCCGAACTGGACGTGTTGATGGTTAACGGCAAAGGCCAGGCAGGGTTCGGCGTTGGCGCCTTCACTTACATGGACCGTCTAATTGGGGAGCGGATCACCGGAGCAGAGGCCGAGCCATGGCGTGGTAACGGTAGCAGTGCCAGGGGTCACAAGCTTGAGCCGGTTGTGCGCGACCTGTACTGCCTGCGCACAGATACTGAGCCAGATCAGATCCAGCAGGCCGGGATCATTCTGAACCACGGGATCGGCTATTCGCCGGATGGCCTAGTCGGCGACAACGGCCTGATCGAGGTGAAAACCAAGGTACCGGAAAAGCTGGTGAGCGTGATCATCGCAGGCGAGCTGCCTTCCGAGCACGCGGCTCAGTGCTATGGAGGCCTTTGGGTTTCGGAGCGCGAGTGGATCGACTTCCTCGGCTACTGGCCAGGCATGCCGCTTTGCATGGTGCGCGTCCACCGCGATGAGGCCTACATACGCAAGCTGTCCGAGCGAGTAAAGACCTTCTACGAACTGCTCGAGGAGCGCATGGAGAAGGTGCTGGGGGTGGCAGCGTGATGCGCATCGAACTCAACACCAAGCGCCAGATCGACATTGACCGAGACAGCCTCTCCGCGGCGCAGGATGCTTTCCTGGTCGCAGGAGGAATCATCGAGGACCTCGGCACCTGCACACTGGCTCCGCGGCCGGTGCGCAGTGTGAGGGTCGATCCCGAGACTATCCTGGTTCGCAAGCGCTATCGACCCACTTCTCGTGAACGTGCTGCGCTGCGCCAAATGGCGGAGGCCCTATGAAGCGTCGTAAGCCAAATAACATGCGAGCCAGGATGGAGCGATCCATGCGGGCGCTACTGAGCACCAACCATGTCGCAGTGGTGAACATCGATCCGAGCGGACGGCAGGGGCTGATCAACTGGCGGAACTGCAAGAACATCGCGCCAGGTCAGAGGATCGCCGATGCTGTCTGCGACATCGCCCACGCCTGGACAATCTATCTCAGCGCCTTCTGCATCGACCAGCGCGGCCAGCGCTACTACAAGTCGATCGAGATTGCCCCGCAGGGCATCTACTTAGTCAAAGACCTGACGGAGCCGATCGAGCACCACTACAACGCCATTCGAGAAGAGTGCAATCCGAACCACTTGGTAGGTTCTGGGTGGATCGCTATACCTGACGCAATTTCTCTCGAAGAGGGACAGGCAGCACGCGTGTTCGACGCGTCCGGCGCCTGGAACCAACGGAGGGCGGCATAGCATGGCCAAGACCCCTCCGGCCGCCGAGGCACTCCCCGCGCCCGACTTCGTCTGCAAGTGCCGCGCAATCCAGTTCACATGCTGCTCAGTACCGAGCGACAACGATCCGTTCGTGTGTCGACGCCTGGCAGGCATGCCGGCGTACCTCTCCCCAGAAGACCGGCTCGCAACCGCACGACAGGCCCTGGAGCAGATCGCGGCGCTCACCGACGTCTCTACCGGCGGTATCGGTATGGACGTGCTCAAGATCGCCAAGCAAGCCATTTCCACGTGCTGTCCTCCTGAGGAAACGCCATGTCAGGCGCCTACTACAACGAATTCGACCCATATGCCGCTCAGTGGCTTCGAAACCTGATCGCCGCCGGCCACATAGCGCCTGGCGACGTCGACGAACGATCGATCGAGGATGTTCACCCAGATGACCTCAAGCACTACACACAATGCCACTTCTTCGCGGGAATCGGCGTCTGGTCGCTCGCCCTTCGCCGCGCCGGCTGGCCAGATGATCGACCTGTTTGGACCGGTTCCTGTCCTTGCCAACCTTTCTCCTCGGCAGGCGAAGGAGCTGGGTTTGATGACCCGCGCCACCTCTGGCCGGATTTTGCCTGGCTCATCCGCGAGTGCCGCCCTGGAGAAATCCTTGGTGAGCAGGTTGCAAGCAAGGACGCAGAGCCTTGGCTCGACCTTGTACAGGCTGACTTGGAAGCCATGGAGTATGCCTTCGGGGCTATCGCGTTTCCGTCTGCGGGCATCGGTGCCCCGCACATCCGTGACCGGACGTACTGGGTGGCCAACTCCAACGGCAGCGCTGGCCGACAAGGGCGTCAGAACCTTCGAGGGCGGCCTTCTGGAGGCCATGCGAAACCACGGTCCGGACCTTGCAGCAGTATCGTGCCTGACGGGATGGCCCAGTCCAACAGCATGCGACTCGAACAGGAGTCCGTCGCAGGGATTCACAACACCGAACATCACGCTGAACCATGCGGCGGTGCTGAGCGGATGGCCAACACCATCATGCCAGAACGATCGGACGGGCAATCCGGAATCGGCTTTGCAGATGACCCGCAAGGACGGCTCGAAGGTTCAACAGCGTCTACAGGACTTCGCAGCGATTGCAGTCCCGGCCCGGTTAACGGTCTCTGGGCAGATGCTGACTGGATCTACTGCCGGGATGGAAAGTGGCGGCCAGTTGAACCCGGCTATGAGCAGATGGCTGATGGGGCTGCCAGCAGCCTGGGACGAGTGTGCTCCAGAGCCATTAGCCAAGCGGAGGAAGACGTAAATGAATGGGCGACCCGATATCAAGCCGACCCAAGCGAAGGCCTGCGCAGAGTGTGGGACAACCTTCAGCAGGAGGCGCTTTGCGAGCGGGAGGCTGGAAGATTTTCAGGCGTTCAATCGCCGGCTGTACTGCTCGCTTTCCTGCGCCAACTCACAGAGCAAGGGTGGCGATTCACGGACGCGCTGGCATGCACGAGCGCAGCAGCACCGCAAATCGTCGTGCGAGTCATGCGGTTCGACCCAAGCGCTGCACGTACACCACTGCGACGAGAACTGGCGGAACAACTCGCCGGACAACCTGCAGACCCTCTGCAAGAGTTGTCATCGATCCTGGCATATCACGCAGCGCAATGCTGGAGTGACGCCTGCCGGGCGAAAGCCGGCGCTGCCAGCTTCCCGTTAGCGGATATCGCTCCATCCCGAGTGGGACGCCTGCGCGCCTACGGAAACGCCATCAATGCTGAAGCGGCGACGCAGTTCATAGCCGCATACCTCGACGCTACCTCATAGCG